ATTTATGAGAGGTAGAACATTTGTAAACTCTGTAGTAATTGTAGATGAAGCTCAAAACGTTACTCACGAACAAATGGAAATGATCGTTACCCGTATTGGTAAAGGATCAAAAATGATCATTTGTGGAGACGATAACCAGGTAGATTTAAAACAAAAACGCGATTCTGGATTTAAATTCTTATATTCAGCTTCTAAAAAAGTTAAAAACTTAGAGGCAATATCTTTAAAACAAAATCATAGAGATCCTATTGTAGAAGATTTAATTAATCTATATAATGATGCATATGAGCAAGGTTTAAGTTTAGGAAATTCGGGTACTACAGGAAGTTCTAAAAGATAGGAATGAAACATAGCTTTTCAATATTTATAATTAAAAAGCATGGCAACTTTCACTTCCCAAATATTTGAGATTTTAACATTAAACGGAGATAATGTAGGATCTTCTGTTACTCAAACAATTAATAATATTAATTACGTAGATAATAGAATCCTTAGCGTCCCAACTGGTTCAGTTACAACATTATTTTCAATGGATTCAGTACCAGGTGCTGGAACATTTGTAACTAGTAGTATTCAATATGTTAGAATAACTAATAATTCAACTGTTACACCAATTAAATTAATTGTATCGTCTTCAACAGAAGCTATGAGTTATTTAATTGCTACTGGTAGTTCATATATGATATCTACAAGTAAAATGACAGGAAGTGTAAGTGTTAATACTAGTAGCTTTAATTTTAGTGATATTCAATCAGTTAAAGTTCAACCATCAAGTAGTGCTGCGAGTATAGAATATTACATTGTAACAACCTAATAAAAAATTATGGCAAACATTCCAATTTGGCCTGGTTCATCTTCATTTGCGCAAGTATCAGCATCTTATTATGCTACACCTAGCACATGGCCACCTCCAACCCCTTTTGGGTTTTATGATAGTGATTCACAATTCCAATCAGATGCTAATAAAGTAGCTAACTTTTGTGCGTTACGTTTAGGATATCCTATTGAAAACGTAGAATTACAAGATATTAACTTTTGGGCTGGATTTGAAGAAGCTGTAACAATATATGGAAACGAACTATATGCTTTCCAAACTAGAGATAACTATTTAACTTTAGAAGGAGCTCCAACATCTGTTGATGTTAATGATGATATTATTACTCCTTCAATGGCTAATATTGTTAGATTATCTCAACAATATGGTGAAGAAGCAGGTGCAGGTGGTAACGTAAACTGGTTAAAAGGTAGATTACCTTTAATTCCAGGACAACAACGTTATGATTTATCAAAATGGGCTGAAGATGAAGGAATTGTAGGTGGAATTGAAATTAAAAATGTATATTATCAAGCACCTCCAGCAATCAATCAATTATATTCTCCTGCTTTATTAGCAGGACAAGGTGGTTTAGGAGGTGTTCCTGCTGCTGGTTTATATGGATTTGGATATGGTTCTGCTACTTATTTAATGATGCCTACAAGTTTTACTATGCAAAACATGCAGGCCATTGAAATGATGAACCAAGTAACACTTTCAAATTATACATTTAATATTGTAAATAATATTATTTCTGTATTCCCTGTACCAGGTACTGGTGCTTTTGGAGAAGATGGATTTGAAGGTGGATTAGATTATGGAATTTATTTAGTATTTGATTTTATTAAAATTCAAGATAGACTAGACTCAGCGTTTGGAGATGGTACTAATAAAATTTCAAATACATCAAATGTACCTTATGTAAATCCAACATATTCTAAAATTAATTCAATTGGTAGAAGTTGGATCTTTGAATATACTTTAGCTAGAGCTAAAGATGCTTTAGGATTAGTAAGAAACAAATATTCAACAATCCCAATTCCAGGATCAGAAGTAACATTAAATGGAGATAATTTAGTTTCATCTGCTGCTACAGAAAGAGAAGCATTAATTGTAAGATTAAGAGAATATTTTGATCAAACATCACGTCAAGCATTACTTGAAAGAAGACAAGCAGAATCTGTAGCTAGAGTTGCTGAAATTAATAACGTACCAATGACAATCTTTATAGGATAATATGGCATTATACGGTGAGGCAAGAGATATAAGTATGTTCCGAAAAGTCAACCGAGAGTTGATGGGGAATATTATATCTCAAGAAGTAATATTTTACAAATATAATGTAGCTAATACAACAGTTAACATGTATGGGGAAGCATCAGAAGGAAGAACATTTTCTGATCCTGTTATATTATTTGCTTTAGTAGAGTTAGGATCTCCTGAATCTCCTACAAGTGATTTAGGTGTTGATTTTACTTGGCCTATAACTTTTAGATTTTTAAAGGATGATTTATTAAGTCCTACTTTAGATTACAATATTAGTATGAGTTTTGGTTCTAACCTAAACCCACTTCCAGGAAATTATGGAGCTAATCTTCAACCAGCAGTAGGTGATGTTATTCATTATCAAAATGGATATTGGGAAATAGATAATACTTATGATACCCAATATTTTACAGGTAAAAATCCTTCATATCCTAATAATGATGCTGATGGAGATAATCCATTAAACCCAGGTTTAGATAAATTTGGTTATAGTGTAGAAGTAAGATGTGATTGTCATTATGTACCATCGGATCGTGTTAATATCATATTATCAAGAATGTAATGGCTAAAACTAGATTAAATAAACCAACTCCAAAAACACAAAGAGAAATTAGTGTTGAGCAACATAAATCAACTTATGTTCCTGCTGGTAATCCTAATTATGATGATCCTAATGTTAAACCTATTAGTAGAGCATTACAAACTTCATTTAAAGGAGATAATGTAAAACCATTTAGTATTGGTATCCAAGATATTGATGAAGCTGTATTTTATTATTTTGAAAATGTAATACAACCTTCAGTTACACAAAATGGTCAGCGTTTACCTGTTCCTGTAATTTATGGTTCTCCTGAAAAATGGAAATCATATCAAAAGGATGGTTATTATAGAGACCAAAATGGTAAAATTATGGCTCCTTTAATCATGTTTAAACGTGATTCATTAGAAAAAAACAGAAGTATAGGTAATAAATTAGATGCTAATAACCCTCATAATTACAGTGTTTCTACTAAAAAATATGATCCAAGAAATTCATACGATAATTTTAAAGTATTAAATAATAGAACTCCTGAAAGACAATTCTATGCAACTGTAATTCCGGATTATATTACTATTACTTATACATGTATTGCTTTTACATATTATGTAGAACAATTAAATAAAATAGTAGAAGCAATTGAATATGCTTCAGATGCTTATTGGGGTGATCCTCAACGATACAAATTTAAAGCAATGATTGATTCATTTGGGTTCCAAACTGAATTAGTTAATAACGATGAACGTATTGTAAGAAGTACTTTTAATATAAAATTAAATGGATATATCGTTCCAGAAATTTTACAAAAAGATATAAATTCATTAAAAAAATATACAGACATTACAAAGGTACTTTTTTCAATCGAAGCTTCTTCAGTCGATGCCCTATATACAGGTCAAGATAATGGGGATGGAACTATTACAGAAAAAGAAACATTAAAATCTTTAGAAAATCAAAAAAGAACCGGATTGATACCTTAGTTTGTCATATTTATAATGGATAAAACCTAAAAATAAATAATGGCCATAGTTAGATTCCTTGACCAAGTTCCTGTTGGTGTATATAATGTAGACCCCAATAATGGAAGTGGTACTATTGATATATATCAAAATGGTACGCTAGTAAGTTCTAGTGTACCCTACATTAACTTTAGTGGTTCAGTTCAACTATCATCTTTTGATACAACTGGTGTTACTGTATTTGTAACCAGTTCAGCAACCTCAGGATTTCCATTCTCAGGTTCAGCTGTAATTACTGGATCTTTAGTAATTTCAGGATCAAATCCTTTCTTTGTAGTAGGATTACCTGAATTAAATACAAATTATGTTGTAACTTATAACCCAATAAGTGGCCAATTTGGATATGTAAATACAACTTCAGGAACAAGTGGTGTTTCTGGAACTTCAGGTACAGCAGGTATATCAGGTACTTCAGGTACAAGTGGTACCTCAGGACAAAATGGCACATCAGGCACTTCAGGTATTAATGGCACTTCAGGTATATCAGGAACTTCAGGCGAAAACGGAACATCAGGCACTTCAGGTACAACAGGTAATGATGGTACATCAGGTATAAATGGCACATCAGGAACTTCAGGCGAATCAGGAACTTCAGGTACAACTGGTTCAAATGGCACTTCAGGAATAAATGGCACATCAGGCGAATCAGGTACAACTGGTTCAAATGGCACTTCAGGAAATAACGGCACATCAGGAACTTCAGGTGAAAGCGGAACTTCTGGTACAACTGGTTCTAATGGAACTTCAGGTGAAAACGGAACATCAGGTACAAGTGGAATAAGCGGTACTTCAGGAACTACAGGTTCAAACGGAACGAATGGTGAAAATGGTACTTCAGGTACTAGTGGAATAAGCGGTACTTCAGGTATAACAGGTACTAACGGTACTTCAGGCGAAAACGGAACATCAGGTACTTCAGGAATTTCAGGAACTTCAGGTTCTAATGGTTCAAACGGTACATCAGGTATTAATGGTACATCAGGCGAATCAGGTACAACTGGTTCAAATGGCACTTCAGGTGCTAATGGTACATCAGGTACTTCAGGTGAATCAGGTACTTCAGGCATAACAGGAACATCAGGCACTTCAGGAGTAAACGGTACATCAGGTACATCAGGTATTAATGGCACTTCAGGTACAAGTGGAGAAAATGGTACATCCGGTACTTCAGGTACAACTGGAACATCTGGTTCTTCAGGAACTAACGGTACTTCAGGAATATCTGGTTCAAGTGGTACATCAGGTACATCCGGTATTAATGGCACTTCAGGTGCTACAGGTACTTCAGGTACTTCAGGTGCTGATGGTACTTCTGGTACTTCAGGAATTAATGGCACATCAGGAACTTCAGGCGAAAATGGTACCTCAGGAACCTCAGGCGAAAGCGGTACTTCAGGAACTACAGGTTCAAACGGTACATCAGGTATATCAGGAACTTCAGGAACTGCTGGTTCAAATGGAACTTCAGGTGAAAACGGTACGTCAGGTACGTCAGGTATATCAGGTACTTCAGGTTTAACAGGAACTTCAGGAACATCTGGAGAAAATGGAACATCAGGTACAACAGGTACTAATGGTACTTCAGGTTTAACAGGTACATCAGGTACAAGTGGCGAAAGTAGTACAAGCGGTACATCAGGTACAAGTGGAACATCAGGTACAACTGGTTCAAATGGAACTTCAGGTGATAATGGCACTTCAGGTACTTCAGGTGAAAATGGAACATCAGGTACATCAGGTATTTCAGGTACATCAGGAACTTCAGGTTTAAACGGTACTTCAGGCGAAAACGGTACATCAGGCACTTCAGGCGAAAGTGGTACTTCAGGTACAACAGGTTCAAATGGCACTTCTGGTGAAAATAGTACATCAGGTACATCAGGCATTTCTGGCACATCCGGAACCACAGGTTCAAATGGCACTTCAGGCGAAAATGGTTTAAGTGGCACATCAGGTATATCAGGAACTTCTGGTACAACTGGTTCAAACGGTACATCAGGCGAAAACGGCACATCAGGAATTTCAGGCGAATCAGGTACTTCAGGTACAACAGGTTCTAATGGCACTTCAGGTGAAAATGGTACTTCAGGTGAAAGTGGTACATCAGGAACTACAGGTTCTAACGGAACAAGTGGTGAAAATGGTACATCAGGTACTTCA